ATTTTCTTTTTTACGTTGTAAAATTTGAAGATAATAAAAATCATCTTTTGATTCAAATTTTAAAAATGGTAAAATTAAATTTATATTATTTATCATAATTATTCTTTTAAATATTTAACAAATATTTGATTTGAAAAATTCCATGATTTACCATTCCATATAGCTTCTAATACGTGGGTATTTTTAAAATCTGTAATAGTTGTAACAATATATTTTCCAGGTTTTACAGGGTTATTATATATCCATTCCATAGTTATTATTATATAAAAAAAGGGGTATTTCTACCCCCTTCTTGATTAATATTATACCCATCCTTCAGTAGAAGGTGCAGAACTTGCAGATCCAGCGGTAGGTAATTCAATTCTTTCAATTTGATCTAAATTACTAGCTTTTAATTTACTGTCTGTATCTATTGTACCTGCAATTTCAATAAATGGTACCCAAGATCTAACTTGTAAATATTTTTTAGGATTTTGTTTTGTACCATAATTAGCAAATACATTAAATGATTTACCAACAATAGCTTTCTTAGTTAATATAGCCACTTGATCTAATACTTCAATAGATGTTACAGCGTTGTTTAATGTAGGATCTCCTCCCGCAGCTAAAATAATAGTTGCAAATTTATTCCATTGTTTTTCAACAGCTTTATTAAAGTCACCATATTGTGCATTATGTGTTTTTTCATTTAAGTAATAAAACCCTTCATTAGTAGAAGCACCTGAAGCATCTGTATAAGTTATTTGATAATCAGGTTTATTTTTACCTTCATCTTGATAATCTACACCTTTTTTTTTAACATCTAACGTAACATTTTCTACTTTACCTCCTGTTCCATTATTAAAAATTGCAACTCCACCTTGTTCTTTTACTTGTTCTTTTCCGAAATTAAATCCTGACATAATTTGTTTTTTATATATTTATTATTATTTAAAAATGACTTTTTGAATAGAAGTCTAACTATTTTAATAAAAGTGCTTATTTTTTGAAATTGGTAGGCTATTCGTCACCCAGCCACCTATTATTATTCTTTTAAAAATACTTGGCTCCAGTCAACTGTAATTTTTCCATTTTCATCACTTTCAGCAATAGTAATTTGTTTATCTCTTAAATGAGAACATCTACTACCTACTAGTGCACTTGTTGATGGTGCAAAATTTAAAATAGTTTTATTATCTTCACGATATAAAAATGCAATAGCATCTGCATCAGCAGATACTAATAATGATGTTTTACCTGTAAGACTTAACGATTTTTCATCAATATCAGCATCTTCTACTTTAATATCTTTACGTCTAACATGACCTACAAGAATTAATGTTTCACAAACTCTTTCAAATTGATTAATAACAAAAAATAATGCTTGTTGCAACCATGCATAACCAGCTCCATTTGCTAACTTACGGACATCATTACCCATCCAGTTAGCACCCATTACAGAATTTCTATAAAGATCGTTTGCCATTGGTATTACCATTTCTTCTAATAAAGATACAGTATCAATTGTAATTCTTTTATAAGGATTTCTACCAATTTTAATTTTTACTTCATTTAATTCTTTAATTGTGGATTTAAGAATATCTAATGGTAATACACCCTGTGTTTCAGCTTCTGTAATAACATCAATTTTTAAAGCTTCTACAAAAGCAGTACCTTTTTCTAAATCAATAATTAAGTTATCTTCTAATTCAGCAAGACAACTTGTTTTACCATTTTTAGGTTGTGAAAATATAATTAATTTTTTTGGATTTATACGTGTTGCCTTCACTTTTTTTTGCGGTAACGCCATTTTTAATAAATTTTTTATTAATTTCTTCCTTTATATTCTGGATATAATTCATTTCCTTTATCACTTTGCCAAAATTCCTTAGTGTCAACATCCATAATTGTTAGTTTACCATACATTCCTGCACCAGTATCTAAATTCCATATATTAGCGGCATGCATTGGAACAGTTTGTTTCCAACACTCGGTAGTTGTATGACCTATAAAAACTTCTTTAAAATTTTCAATCATTTTAAATTTGGGTTTTTCAATATCTTTCATATCAGATATCTGACCAAATGATAATGCAGCACTCCATAAATCACGATCCCACCAAAATGTATATGGTAATTGTTCATGTAAAAAATAATGTCTATTAAATCCACCATGAATAAATAGATTATTATCATTATCTCTATAATATGGTAATTGATCTGCAAAAAATTCAATATGTTTATCTGGAATATCTCCTCTACGAATAGAAGGTTGAAATCCAGAAAATTCATCATTTACATCCATCCAAGGTTTATTAGGTCTTGAATAATTTAAATAACTTATTCCAGTAGCTTTTTGACCCTGTCCCCAATTACAAGGATTTATACCTGTTTCAATCCAATGGTTAAACCAATCATCATGATTACCTTTAATAGATATTAAATTCTTAATTCTAAGTAATTCTTCAACTACTTTAAATGAATCACAATGACCATCTACAACATCTCCTAATTGAATTAAAGTATCATTTTTATAATCAAAATTTGATCGTTGTAAAACTTGTATTAATGCTTTATAATTACCATGAATATCACCGCATACTAATTTTCTCATAATTATTTTCTTTTATATATAATGTATATATCCAACAGTCTGTTCCAAGATAACTATACATTAAATTTCACATCCTGCACCCCCGCAAGCAACGTTATCGCCCATAGTAGTATTATCTTGCATTTCAATAATTTTAGATAAATCAACGTCTTTTAATGTTTCCATCATTTTATCATAAACTTCTTTAGTACAATCTTCAAATGGAGTTTGTTTATAACTACCACCATCATATGGTAATACAGATAATCCATTGTAATACTCTTTATTTACCCACATCCATTCACCTACAATTTTCCATTCATCAGAACGAACAGATACAGTACAAGATACATTATGTGTATTTTCACCTTTTACATGTCCATTTTTAACCCAATCTTTAGAAATTAATTTAACTCTTTCAAGTAAATCAATTGTAGATTCATGTCTAGTAATAGCTCCTGCAGGTGCTTTTTGCGGTACAGAAATTACAGCAGTTGTTGTAGGACTAAAGTATTCATCTTCTAATAATTCAGGATGATAAATTGCTAAAAATTGATAAATAGCTTCATTTTTATTAACTCTCATTCTACGAATGTAATAATCATTATGCCAAGCATGTATTCCTGATGATGAACCTACAACTAATGACGTAGTTCCAGCTGGTTTTACAGCAGTTGTTCTAGCAGCAACATTAATACCTAATGTACCAGCTAAATTTTTATTAGATTCTTTAACTAATCTTGAAGCTCTTTCAAAATCTAAGTTTAAGTTATTTTCAGCAGCAATACCTGTCATAGATACCCCTAATAAGGCATCTTTTTCAGTATTTTTTCTCCAAATATCTCTTAAATAATGAAAATCTGTATAAGACGCTTGTAATGTTGCAATAAAACTTGCAGCAATAGCTCTAGAATCTAAATCATCTTGCGATACAACATCTGACATATTTATTTCTGTTAAATTACAAAATTGATATGGTCGTAATGCAATTTCACAACATGGGTTAGTTCCCCAATCTTTATCATTTGTAAGATAAATACCTGGTTCACCTGATCCAGAAGCTTCAATTCTTTCCCAAACTTTATCAAAAGTTTTTTTATCAATTTTATGACGTAATAATGTTACAGAATTATTAGCTCTACCTCTTTGCGGATTATTTTCCCACCAATTACCAGCTTTACAATTTAACATAGCATCACTATCTAAATCAAATAAACTAATCATTGCAGCTCTTCTAATACCACCTGCTAATACAGCATCTGCAATATGACATTGAATATCGTGACATTCAATATCTGTTAATTTTGAACCATCTTTTTTCTCTCGTAAAATAGCTTCAATTTTAACTAAAGCAATTCTTAAAGGTTCTGGTCCTGGTGCTTTACCACCAGCTGTTACTAATAACGCTCCTTTTTGGCGAATATCTGATAAATCAAATTCAATATGTGGTGTAATACCACCAGTATATGATTTAAATAATACTTTAATAGCATCCGCCCAACCTATAATACTATCCTGCACAACGTATCGTTTTTTACGAGTGTATTTAGGTTTTGTAATTTCAGGTAATTTGTCAATATGATGATTTTGCACACTATATCCAACACCAGTGCCTCCTAATAATAGAAACATAGTTTCACTAAAACTCCTAATATCGTCTATTGGTAAAAATGCACAATTATAAATTCGTGCATTATTTAATTCAATAGCTCTACCTCCAAATTGTAAACTACGCATTGAAGGTAAAACTTTTTTTGTAAATACAAAATCTTTATAAATTTCTTCAATAGATTCTTTTATAAATGGATATTTTTGAATATGCATTTCCATATTTCTCTGAACTAACTCTTCCCAACTTTCACGACGTTCTAATTTAGGTAAATATTTAGCATATTTTGTATAAATTGTAATGTCACTTAAAATTTTTTTATCCAACTCCATCAATCTTTCTTCATTTTAATTTTTAATTTTCAGCTTCATAAGCTTTTTTACAACCTTTGTTGCAAAAACTACGTTCGCAATCTTCATTGCAATATAAACATTTATCTTCTAATTCTTCTCTTGGGTATTTATTTGAATCAATCATTTTCATCAAAATCACCATCGATAATTTCAACAATAATTTCGTCTTTATTATCTTGTATAACACCCATCTTTGGATGCATACCTTCGTTTCTAATTTCTTCAGCAACTTCATTAAAATCTTGTTCTCTTCTAAATAAAAATGTTATTTTTTTCATATTATTCTAATTCTAAAATTAATTGTTTATATTTTTGACATTTTTGTTCAAATTGAATTCTTTCATCAATAACTTTTAATGTATTTTCAAAATGACCATGAGTTTTAGTTTGAACTAAATCCCACATTTGTTGTGCAATTTCTTTAATTTCTAATTGAGCATGTTCACTATTTCTAAGTTTAATAAAATTAGCAAAACTTCTCATATTAAAACTAATATCAGCTTGTATTTGAGAGTTATATGTTTTAAAAAATCTAGCACTCTCTTTAGCTCTTTTACGACCTAAAACAGGTGTTAAATCATTTAATGCTTTATGATATAAATAATTTCCTATCTCTGTATAATCACTTAAAACTTGTGACCATTTAATGCCACTATCCCAAAAAACTTCATTTTCAGTATGTTCATCGTGTATATATAACTTTTCAGAAGTATTTACATTTTTCCAATCTTCAGGAATATAAAACTTATCTTCTTTTAACTCTTTATAACGAGCAGACTCACCATTAAGAGAACTAATTCTATGTTTAAGTAAATGAATATGACTGGCTATTTCAGTATCTACAAGAAAATGTACTGTAGCTTTTTCAAAAGGTGTTTCATGATTTGCTGACCATAATGTATCTAACATTGCTGGAATTCTACTTTTTTTTTCATCATTTAACTCTCTAGATGTACTAGTCCATGCTGAAAGTGCTATTAATTCATCAGATCCATAAAATCCAACGAATTCTATTTTATTTTTGTTCATTAATTCTTTTATTAAAGTATTCTAAATATTTTTTATTTAATTTATCTAAAGAATTATATTTTTCAAAAAATTTAATTATATTTTTAATATGATCTAATTCTAAATCTTTAAGTAGTTTAAATTCAGTTTCTTTTAAAGGTTTTTCATTTTTATCGTAATTTACTCCCCAAAATTTAATGTCTTCAATATTAACATAATTATTTTTAATTAACCAATCATCTTCTTCAATATTCCAAATAATATTTTCAACTAATTTATCTACAAGATTTAAATTACATAATAATTGTCCAAATCGATAGTCTGGATATTTAATCCATTCTTTTTCAATTAACTCCCAATTTTGATGTATAGTACTTATTAATTCTACTTTTTTAGTTTCTTTTGTATTTAAAAAGTCATGTAAAATTTTATTTTGAAATAATAATTTTAAACAAATTGGTATTCTTTTAAGATTTCTCACTTTGTTCAATTGTATCTAATATACTAATTTTCTGGATAATAGTATATATTAATTTATCAGTAAATTTTTCTTCTACAGTAGATTTAGATGGTATAATACCTTTATCTAAATCATTAATCATATCATCAATTGATACTTCATGTTTTAATAACATACCATCTAATACTCTTTCTCTAGTAGTTCCTTTACGTTTTGCTCCGGCTTCAAAATTATGAAATACGTTTCCGTCACGTCTATATTCCTTACCTTTAATAATAAGAAGATTTCTAATTTTATTTAAAGTTTGTTCAACTTCATAATCAAATGCTTTTTCTCTCATTTAAAATATATTTAATTGTTTAACATTAGTTTTTTCATCATTTTCAATATCACAAATATCTTTATAGCTATTTGTACAGTATATACCATCAAAATATTTATTAAGTTCTTTAAAACCTTTAGAAAAGATTCCATGAGTTACAATGAGATAAATTTTACCAGATAATTCGATTTCTTTACGTTTAAGTTCTTTTACAATATTAATAAAAGTTGCACCTCCATCGCAAATATCATCAATAATTATTAAATCTTTTTCCCATTGTGATACTTTAATTGGTACGTTAGTTTTAGTTAACTCACCATCAACACCTCTAGATTTACTACAAGTAATAATATCTCCAGTATAACCAATTTGTTCAGCTACTTTAAAAATTTTTTTATTTGCACCTGCATCTGGAGATATTAGAATAAAATTATCTTTTTCTAATGTTGGATTATTCATTTTACCAAAAGCAAATGTTATTAATTGTAAATTATCAACTTTTTTAAAATTATTTAAACATGCTTCTAACACATCACTATGTGGATCTAATACTGTTACAGATTCAAAGTTTAAACTATTAATAATAGGACAAATTACATCTTTAAGATAATTATTAGAACCTTCTTCAAATTTTCTATCACTTCTACTTCCTAAGAAATATGGTACATATAAATTAATATTTAATATATCTAGTTGACGTAAAGATTTTGTAGCACAAATAATTAATTCTAAATCTTTAAAATTATTTAACCTTGCTTTAATTTGAACGTCTGTTCTTAATTGAGGTTCTGCCCAAATATAATCTTCTTTTTCAAATAAATCTTTATAATTTGTAATTTTAACTTGTTGTTGACCATCAGGAAATTTAGAAACCTCAAATTTAATATCTGAGGTTTCATTATTTGTTAAATTTAATATTAACATAATTGATTATTTAAACGTTCTCTAATTTCATCTAAAGTAGTTTCTTTTACAAGTTTACCATCTTTAAATATTGTTGTAAGTAATCCACCTTGTTCTTGCTCCCAAGTACATTGATCATTAACTTCTATTTGGTCTTTACCATCAAATAATTGTTCATAACCCTGTTTATCAGCTCTATTGTTAAATACTTGCAATAAACCTTTCTTAGATTTCTTAGTACCATCATCAGTAATAGGATCTTTAAAGATTTCTCTTGGTTCTATACCACATTCTCCACATGTACTGTTTGCAAGACAATCGCATGTATCGTGAGTAATTTCACCATAAGTAGCTTTCATTGCAAAGCCAAATGTATCTCTTGTATTATATTGATAAGTAAAACTACCTACACCAAATACAATATTAGTACTAGCAAAACCTTTATCTTTAAGTCTTTCACATATTTGAGTAGCTCTTTCCATAGTAATAGAATCACCATAAATAGCTCCAATATGAGGGTCTAATACTTTATAACCCTGATCATTAATAGTTCCACCAAAGGTATTCCATAGTAGTTCGATTACTCCTTTATATTCATTAGGTGAAATAGCTTTTCCTTCATTATAATCTAGTTCACCATAAAAATCTACAAGATAATTACCATCAGCATCTTGTGTTTCAACATAGTCAGATCTATTCCAAGAATGACCATGATTACCACAGATAATATCAACAGGGTCACCACTATCAGGTCTAATGACTAATTTACCATCTCTAGCAAGAATTTCTTCTTTTAATTCAGGTAAATATTTAGTTAATACATCCCAAAGATTCCATGTATCAGATACTACAGATAATATACCTGATGGGTATAAGTTCAATAATCTTTGAAAAGTTTTAATTTCAGACTCTTTAGTACCCATACACATAACACTGTGTTCAGTAGCAGGTACAGAAGCACCAATAAGACCTGTAGCACTGTAAGATTTTTCAAGCTGATAGATAGCAGGGATAACATCTGTTCCAGTAAAACTAGTGAGATGACCCATGCCACTAATAATAGCTGATTCGATGGAAGACATTCCGCGCATTGAGAAATCATGTGCTTGCCATTGAACCCCTTCAGTTGAACCTGTAGTTTCAAGAGCATATTTATTAAGAATTTTTTTATATTCATAAGCAATTGTTGCAGATGTTATAGGTTGCCATAACATTGCACTTATTAATGTTTCTAAATAGTTAACTAACCAAGCAAAATCAGGATGTGTATTAGTAATTGTTAACATTGGAACTCCAATAGGACATAAAGTACCTTCATCTAATGCTTTAATCTCAATAGGTAAATAACCTAAATCCCATAAAGCTTCAATGTGTTTAGTATCTACATTACAATGATGTTTGTATTGATTAATAATTTTTTCTTTAAAATTTAAAGAAGATTTGTGTAAATTTTCAGTAACTGCTGGTAATTTAGTATATACTCTTTTACTAAAAAATTCTTTATTAAATTTTTCAATAAGATATTCTTTAATAAAATGTTGTAAACCAAAAGTAACTACACTTTCAATTCCTGGTATTCTACTTTTACGAGGTGTAAAGTTAGAATATAATTTAGTCATACCATTAGGGTACATTCTAAAATGATTTACTTTGTAGCTATCAACTAGTAACAACGGGTTTAAATTGTTCATATTTTTAATTTTTTATAATTGTTATTAAGTCTTTATAGTCTTGTAATATATCATTAATCCAAGTTTCATCAATAGTATTCATTAAACACAAAACATGTATATCTGCTATATGATTTTTACGATAACGAACTATTCTACCAATTCGTTGAAATGTATTTTTAGGATTTGAATTACCTTGTACTATAATAGCACTATTTAAATTTTTAATATTATCTCCTTCATTTAAACTATTTACAACTCCTAATTTATTTATTTTTTCATTAATAAATAAATTATAATATTTATCATCAGTCTTTGAATGGTATACTTCTGTTATTAATTCTTCAATTTGTTTAATAGATTGAGAAAAAATTATAATTCTTTTATTTTCAGGCATGCTCGTTATTAATTTTTTAGCATATTCTGTTTTAGTTTTAGAATCATAAATAAATTTTGCTCTAAATAAATAATCAAATTGTGTTGGTTTGAGCTTTTTATATAATCTTTTATTAATATAATTATACATCTCCAATTCCGACTGATAAAACGTTTTTTCTAAACCTGTGATTTTATCTTTATATTTGACAGGATAAATTTTTTCTGTACCTAATTGTAATTCATGAACAAATATATTTAGTGGTGCCACGATACCTTTTGAAATAGCTTCTTTTAATGTTAATCTGTATATTACAGGACATTTTATCATATTATATAATATGTGTTTTTTTTCATCTTCTCTAGGTTCTGTAGCAGTTAAACATAGTATTTTTAATCGTACGTGATGATTTTTAAAAGGTTGAATATTATTAATTGTAATATTATGTACTTCATCTAAACAAATTCCATCATATACTGATAAATCTAATTTTGATAAACTTGCATAACATTGTATTTCAACATATTTATTATAAATATCTAATTTATTCCAAACAATAAACTCTTCTTTCCAATTACGAAGTTTTAATTTCTCTGTTGGAACTACAAGTAACCATTTCTTTTTTTCTTTAGATATTATATCAATAAATATTTTAGATTTACCACTACCAGTAGCTAATAATGCAGTTCCTTTACAATTATTTTTATACCATAATTTTTCAACTTCTGTTTGTATTTTACTTTGTTCGCTCATTTAATTTATTATTCAATATTTCAAAAGCTATATTAATTGTTAGTTCATCGTTACTTTTTAACATTGTTATTAAATCTGGTTCTATTATAAAATTATTTAATAGTTCATAAAAACTTTTTCCAAGATGTGTTGCTATTACATGAGGATAATCATTATTTTGATATATTAATGTTAAATTTAATTTTTTAATATTAATGATCCATTTTCTTATACGACTTTGTGTAGTAAATTTATAATATATTTTATATTTATTACTTTTACTCATTATTTATACCTAATTTATTAAATATTATTTGTGTACTTAAATTACGATTTAATTCATCTTTAGAATATAATAAAGTTTGTAATTGTAAAGGTATTTCTATATATTTAATTTTATAATATTTATTTGATTTAA